CTATCAGTTTGGGTGGGTGAAAAGGGTGGTCGACAATCGAACAAATGCTCGTCATCGTCTTCCCAATCCACCCAACCAGAGAACTCAGAATCAAAACTTTGCCTTGACTTTTCGCGCTGTAAAAGCGAATAATCATGGCAGGTCTGCAAATCTTTGAGGTGTTGTTCGACATCATAGAGGGGGACCACATCATGCCTCTCAGTTGAAACCAAATTCTCAGTAAGAAATGCACGCTTGATATCAAGTTTAAGCTCGCGGGATTGTACTTTGCGAACTTTTCCACTTGAATTGCGCGCGGATAGCTTCGAACGTACGAAGCCTTCAGCCTGTATTTTAACGGCAACCTTTCTTCCAGATCTGCTAATATATGTGGCAGATCTGGAAGAAAGGAGAGAAACACGGGGTGTTTCTTTAGGTTTCTTAAAAACAGGTTTGGCCACTGAAAGTGGCCCGCGTGGAGCCGATGGTACCGGCTCTTGAGGGGTATAGGTAGGCTTAACTCTTAGAGGTCTCAGCTTCTTAAAAGAAACTTGGAGCTCTTGATTAATAGCCATCCTATTTGGCTTCTTGGGTGCTTCAACTGGAAACACATCCAAGAGATTGGTGTTAACGTCACAGAGGCTACAGGCAGCAGATATAAATTTGCTGCGTGTGACTCTGGATTTTCGGACCATACCATTCCGACTCGTGAGGGGGGGGCAAGCTCTTGTCAACTCGTTTTGATTATTAGTTGTACTCATGGCTAAGGGGGGGGTGCTTACGGTTTTCTAACCAGTCAGCTCAGAAATATCATGTCATTGTCTTTTATCACTCACAGTGAAACCCGACGACAAAAATAAACAAGGGCATTAAGTGTACTCTCGCAGCTTGGACAGGCGGGAACAGTTGGGATCGCTACGTGTGGTAAACCACAAACGATCGACTGCACGGGCTGAGGGCGCAAATAGAAAGTACATAGAGGGGCCGGTTGAACTCCTAGACCGCAGAAGAAAATGCGGACGAATATGGATTGCT